CGACTGTAAAACGTCACAAAGTCGAAACCTTCTTGTCAAACGTCTATCAAATAAATAATTACTTAATTGCTTTGTTAGAAAAAGGAATTGTACCCATGAATAAACACGGTGTCTATCATGGCGACATAAAAGACACGAATGTATTGGTAAGTATAGATGCATCATCCTTACAAGTACGGCTCATTGATTGGGGTCTTGCAATGGAACATGACAAAAGATCGCCTATTCCCAATCAATATTTGCATTGCGCACTTCAATTTAACGCGCCATTTTCCATTATCTTGTTTTCGGATGATTTTAAAAATAAATATGAACAATTTCTCATTCACAAGAATACGACGATGGATAGTTTTTTGTTTAATTATCTTATTTGGTTTGTGAAGAAAGACGAGGGACATTATAAAGTCATCAATGAAATCGTATATATGCTCGTAGCCAGTGAATTGACCAGTATTCAAGAAAAAGACAAATCCATGGTAATTGAAACACAATACACGTTACAAATTATCATACAATATTTGGCGGGCATTTTAAAAAAATATACATATCGTGGTACATTTCAAGCATACGATTATTTTAATACAGTATTTATTGCTAATTTGGACATATGGGGATTTATCTGTTGTTATTTACCCATCTTACAGTTTTTATCTGAAAATCAGATACACTCCAAAGTATATGACCTTGTGAAAGAATTGTTTTTGCAGATATTATTCCAAGATGGTGAAAAGGTAATTTCTGTTTCGCAACTAGTTCGCCATTTACATAAAATAAATTCCACCAACCAATCTAAAGGACAACAAATCACTCATAAATATAAATATAATAAATATAAAAGCACACGAAGACGACGACTACAACGACACCGAAAACATCCCTTTATCAATTTTCAAAATCCGTTCTTATTGTCTTTGTAAATCCTCGATTACTTGCTCTATTTTTTATATCTACATTTTATATCTACAAATAAGTATGTCCACGATTGACGATAAAAAATCAAATAATGATGAATTGCTTTCTAATCTTCGTGGATTTCTCACTCATATTTTCACTTTGTTTTTAGTGGTCATTATCTATGTTGGACAAGGTGCATTGCTTATTTATATATGTAGATTGGCTCAATCCAGTCTCTTGCCTACGGACATTCATTGTTATCCATATGAAGCATTTATTCCAACCATACAATCTATACAAACCAATGTATTTACCACTTATGCGAATGATGGAACACCCATGTCTGTAAAACTGGGGTTTCCTTATAATAACTACAATTCTACCAACAAACTGCTCGACATGTTCCGCAAATACAAACAAGAGCCACAGTCCAATTTTTTAGGAAACTATTTTGTCTCCATATTTACATCACTGATACATGTCAATTATACTACGTTAGATACGGTGTTAAATATATTAAATGCGTATTTGCCCGAAAGTGTTCTCCTTTTGCTTTCGCCGTTTTTGATGGGGGGTATATTACTTTTATTGTTTTTCATCAATCATGTGGGATTTTTGTATTATTGGTTTTCCAATATGGCATGGTTTTTCAAGACGAATACACAAGAAAGCAATAAAGGAGAACCCAAATGGGAAAACGTGGGTATGTTTCAACCGGTTCGATATATGGGAGCCATTTTCTTGGTTTTCTTGTTTGCCATTCTATGCTTAGCATGTTTTCCATTTTTTTCCATGTTATCTTCTGGAATTATGATGTGGTGTTTATTCAGTTGTTTTACTTACAAGGCTGAGATGCATAATAAAACGGTGACTTGTTTGGCATTGATACGGGACGTATTTAGATATTACAAGGTGCCTATAATGGCAATCGTGAGTTTATTCATAATATCATCTGCCTTTAGTAAATTGGGAACTATACAGGGGATATTTTCTCTCGTTGTCGTTGGACTTATTTATTTTGGAATTATCTCTATCGATATTTTTCATCCAACAAAATTGGGCGAAACGATGACACCCATGACTAGTTTTGAACAAGCGAAAAAAACGTGCCAATATGTAAGTCCATCGAAAGAAAAACATGGCTTCCTTTATGACATGTTATTTGGCAAACAAACAGGTGGTAGCAAAGATATTTTGAAAGAATTGCGCAAATTCTCAAAAACCGCGAAATAAAATTAAAATGATTTTAAAAGATTGTATTTAACAATTAACAATATTATTACGAATCATGATCATTGAATTTCCAACCGAACTACATGAAAATAATCTCATTCAATACCGAAATATGCATGACAATGAATGGAGTTTAACATCGAAACGCTTTCACTATTGATTTCGTGTTTTGGAATAATAAACACCACCACTTGTCCTCCCATTTCTTCGAATAATCCAACCAGAAATATAAATGTGACAAATATAAATGTGACATATTGTGGTGCTAGAATAACTCTTACATGTGCAAAAACGTCCTCCTATTATAAATTACCAATACAATATTAGCGTAAAAACTACAAAATAATTATGACAAAGTAAGTATAATAGCCATCCATGACAGAAGACATAATAACGAATGGTGCTAGTGGTGCAATAAAAATCCCCAAGCGTATTTTCATTGTTCCATATCGCAATCGTGTTCAGCATAAATTTTTTTTCAGTAAATACATGTCTTTTATATTAGAAAATCAAGATGATTATGAAATATATTTCTCTCATCAATGTGATGCTCGAACATTTAATCGTGGTGCTGTAAAAAATATTGGATTTATTGCTGCACGAAATAAATATCCCAAAGATTACAAAAATATTACATTTATTTTCAACGATGTTGATACCATACCTTTTTACAAAATATTCGACTATGAAACTACACGTGGCGTGGTAAAACATTACTATGGATTTAAATATGCACTGGGCGGAATAGTAGTGATGAAAGGAGAGGATTTTGAACGTACCAATGGATTTCCAGGATTTTGGGGCTGGGGTATGGAAGACAATGTCTTGCAAAAAAGATGCGAGGCATTGGGTCTAACGATTGATCGAAGTGTTTTTTATAATATTGGCAGTCCAGAAATTTTGCAATTATTTGACGGTATTTCTCGAATAATCTCTAAAAAAGACCCATGGCGTGGCGAGCATGACAATGGCGTAGATGGATTACGAACTATTTCACAACTCAAATACAAAATAGATACCAAATCTGACAACCCAAATGACAATGTATTTATTGTAAATAATCCAAATATTTACGTGATTAATATTGCCACTTTTTTAACCCATATTCCGTTTGGCACAGAAGAATATTATAACTATGATTTGAGAGAACCTAAACGAAAAATCATTCATCCTGATAAAATAAAGGAAACCAAGCGCGCAGTGGTTCATACCAATGATTGGACAAATATTCCATATTATCCAACTACTTTAGAGAGAAAAGAAAATGTCGTAAAACATTTGATTTCTATGGGAAAACCAGTCCCCCATGCTTTGTTACAACAATTAGCCACTGAAAAACAAAAACATGTTCATCAAGATGCGTTTAATAAACATATTTTATCACCACCGCCACCGCCATCGCTGCCATTGCCACCACAACGACCCACAGGAGTTAAACCAATGGGTGGAAAACGTTTTTAATGTATACCTTCTTCTATGTCCGTCGTTGCAACATAGGTGCGAATATCATATCTACATACGGGACATCTATAATGTGTTTGAAACCACGTGGCTAAATCAGCACTGTTAAATATATGACGACAATGACGTATCATTGTGACCGGGTCATTATCATTGAAGTTCGACAATCGTATTGGACATTGTGTATTGAGTGGATGGACAATGTTTTGATACAAAGATTGACGTGTAGCGGATGCAATTTGTTCGGGAGTAGGCGGACTTTCTTCTTCCGTCAAGGGAGCAAAAAATTGTTGTGCCAATTGCAGTATATATTGGTCCAATGCGGAAGAATTCGCGGTTGTGGTCAATGACAATGGACGTATATAATAACGTGAAAAAAAACTGCCGGTTACATCCTGTGGTGGATGTGGATATTGAGAGGAAGAATATTGGGAGGAAGAATATTGAGATGGTGGGTGCCTTCTTGAATGAGATAAATATTGAACAATTTCATTATTCATTCGAATGGTATTTTGCAGTTGTTCTAATAATGCCAATATTTGTTGTGAATTATTGTCATAAATTCTATCTAAAAGCCATTCAAAGTCGGTTGTGTTTGTGTTTGTATTCGTGTCTGTATTCATTCTATGCGTGTTTCTATGTGTGTTGTTTCTATGGGTGTCATTGACATGAAGCATAATAATTATACTATAAAATATGTTTAAATATAATTTCATTCATTCATTAAATAATAATGGAATCATTGGATGCATTTAAAGACAAGGGATTAACGGGGTTGGCGAATTTAGGCAATACTTGTTTCATCAATTCATGTATGCAAGTATTATCTCACACGTATGAACTTCATTTCTTTTTGGATAAAAAGTATAAAAGGAACAAGCGTAAAAAAACGGATGTTCTCTTGCATGAATGGAATCAATTGCGAAAAATGATGTGGCAATCCAATTGTGTCATTTCACCTCATAAATTTATCCAAACCATTCAACAAGTTGCCGCGGATAAAAACATGGAAACATTCACGGGCTTTGCCCAAAATGACTTGCCCGAGTTTTTTTTATTTATCATCGATTGTTTTCATACTGCACTTTCGAGAGAAATCAATATTACTGTTACAGGAACTCCTCAAAATGAAACCGACCAATTGGCCATCCAATGTTTTGATTTGGTAAAAAAAATGTATTCTACCAATTATTCCGAAATATGGAAAATGTTTTATGCGATACATGTATCCATTTTGTTGGATCCCATAAAAGGAGAAAAAATAAAAATCACTCCAGAACCCTATCTCATGATTGATTTATCCATTCCTGCACATATATTTGCACCCACGTTAATGGATTGTTTTGACCATTATGTCAAGGGCGAACTATTAGATGGTGACAATGGATGGATAAATGAAGCTACGCAAGAAAAAAAACCTGTTCAAAAACAAATCCAATTTTGGTCCTTTCCTGAATTATTAGTGATTGGACTAAAGCGATTTACTCCTTTGCAGCATAAAAATCAAAAATTGGTTACCTTTCCATTGGATCAGCTCAATCTGTCCAAGTATGTCATTGGTTATAAAAAAGAAACATACATTTACCATTTGTATGGCGTATGTAATCATAGTGGAGGATTATTAGGCGGACATTATACCGCCCATGTAAAAAACGCCAATGGAAAATGGTATCACTTTAACGATACACAAGTGACCGAAGTGGCGACGTTAGAGCACAGCATCGTCACACCTAAAGCCTATGTTTTGTTCTATCGAAGGGTTGGATGATGGCATAATCAATCCATCGTCCATTATATTTTATTTGCTATATATAACAATCCCTTGTTTACATGGAAGTCGTCAATACTACATCCACTGCAAATCCTATGTATATGTATAATTATCTCAATGGGTTTGTGCTGAACCCAGTTATTTTTATTATTTTGTTGTTGATACTTGTGTTTTTTGGTGCATTTTCTTATTCTTTAGCGAACCGAAATAGTATGGGATATGGAGCATCTGTGTCTGGATCACGCATTGTAGGTATTTTCGTGATCATTGTATTAGTTTTACTTCTCATTGTGCATGCATTTCAATATTTCTTTAGCATTAATATTAGTGCGTACATGAAAGGGTTATTTACATCCAATCCAAAAATAGACATCGTGGTGGATCAATCCAAAGTTCCACCAGGCGGAACCTCTGTGCCTGAAATCAAGGCCTATAAACAAGTATTTAATATTCCTGGAAATTATTACGATTATGAAAACGCTAAAGCAGTCTGTCAAGCATATGGAGCTGAATTAGCCTCCTATGATCAGTTAGAAAAGGCATATAATAAGGGCGCAGAATGGTGTAATTATGGATGGTCGGCCAATCAATTGGCATTGTTTCCGACACAACAAAAAACATATGATACATTGCAAACCATTCCTGGACACGAAAATGATTGTGGCAGGCCAGGTATAAATGGCGGATATATTGCAAATCCTGCCGTGAAATTTGGGGTGAATTGTTATGGATATAAACCGAAAATGACGGAAGAAGAAGATGAATTGATGAAAACATACACTCCCTATCCTGAAACAGCTCAAGATATTGCCTTTCAAAAACGCGTTGATTTTTGGAAGAAAAAAGTAGATGATATTTTAGTGTCGCCTTTTAATTATACCAACTGGACAGTCTCGTAAAAAATCCAATTCCAACAATAAATGTAAATAACATATTTACATTTATGCTATATCAAATCAAATATCTATCCTAATAGTAAGAAGTTATGAATACCACGAAACGATGCAAAAAGGGATTTCGACGATATCCGCCTAAAACGGGTCAATGTCTCTCCACTAGTCGAATAAAACGATTTCGATGTCCCATTGGACATATACAAAAACCACCTAAATCTAGGACATGTATACAAAAACTTCCACCCAACTTGTCTATAATTACTTATGATAAATACAGATTAACTGCGTCTGCCATGAACTATTTAACCAAACATGTGCTCCATACATCTGCAATAAAAATACGAAAACGTGCAGATGAACATAATTTGTGTATACCTTTGGAAAAATATCCCAAGGATGTCGAGATGAAACATTATGTCATGAATGAAATATTAGAAGCAGCTATTACTTATGAAAGAAAACCAGTAATTTCATTGGCTGCCATAAAATATACCCTTTCAGATGATTTTGAATTCAATATTTTATTCTCTTAATTTACGATTTTCTTTGTTTTTCTTTTTGACATTTGTGGTTTATTTTTTCGTGTTTTTGGACGGTCCATCTTAGGTTTCACCAATTCCAATAATTTATCATACAAATCATTTTCTATCACCGCACCACCATAATATGTATCTTCCTCATCCTCATCCTCATTCTCATCCTCATCCTCATCCTCCTCTTTCATCTCATCGTCGTCCTCTTTGTCTTTGAAATAACTTAGCAGCCCACTAGGAATGACCAATTGATGAAAAAGGTCGGACACTTGTGCCATGTCTTGAGTTCCTCCTGTTTGACCTGATTGATTTTGTGTCACAATGGGGGATTTTTCCAAAATAGATGAAACACTAAATCCTCCTGAATAAATGCCTTTTTCTTGGTCTGCATGAAAAATAAGTTCATTTGCGCCAATAATACTCATGGTTATTCTACTATATATATATTTATGTTATATTTTGTGGCATTTATTGCATTGATAATTATAATATTTGAGGCTGAAAAAAAATATCCACTAGTATAAAATCATAAATGAAAATTCGCATGCATATTGGAGATGAACACTCTGAAACGATGAATAAACTGAATGATATTGGAGAAATGGATCAAAAAATACATGCAATGGAAAAACTAATTCATGAAAAAGAAAAAATGTTATTAAGTAAACAAAAAGTATTTGAACAAACGGCATCTCAAAATCAGTTTTTGGAATTGGTTAAAAAAGATTACCAAAAATACTATGAATATATACATAAGAAAAAACAGGAACAAGTTCAGGCACTGCAAACGTTGCATGATTATGTGGAAAAAATTCGCGCAATGGGAGAATTAAGCGAGCATAATTTGGAGGATGCCAAATTTGAGCAGAGAAAGATACATTGCGAAATCAAAAAAATACGGAAAAAAATTGCTAAAATCACAAATCTCACACAACAAATATAGGCAATTTTTATTCTATCTATTATATATATAATCATTGATGGACAACATAGAACAAAAATTCGATGAGGCAATGGTTAAATTACAACAGTCTGCAATTAAAGCGCGGCAAAATAAAGATACCTTCAACTCAAATATCAAACGCGAGCTGTCTAAAATTAACCAAAAATTATCCCAACTAGAATCCGACATTCGAGCAAAAATAACTGTCTTGCAATCACATGAAAATAAAATTCGACAAAATGAAATGGATATTGAAAGCCATGCTACAGTTAAAGAGGAGCTTGAAAAACAATTAAGCCAAGCCTCAATAGATAAAGAGACATTAAAACAACAATTACAAACTGCCCAAGAGGAAGTAACCTCTCTAAAAGAGCAATTAGAAGGTTTGACCAAATCATCGGGCACGGATAAAGCGATGATTGCAGAACAATTAAAGGGGTTAAATGAGAAAATATCGGAATTAGAAAATGAAAAAATCAATACGAATGAAGAAATTAGGAAATTAAAGCAACAAGTGGAAGAAAATGCCCAAAAAATGACGCAATTAACTCAGGAAAATGCACAATTAAAATCAAAACTGAGTAACGCAATTGCGGCGATTATGGAAGCCGTGAATACGTTAGAAGAATTGGGCAATTCCGAAGAGATGCCTGACATTGACGCCATAAATAGGAAAATTGATGATATTAGTAATTTATTGTCCAGTAGCTCGTCGCCAGATTCGGGTTCGGAACCAGATTCGGGTTCGGAACCAGATCCGATGCGGAAAAAACAAGGCAAAGGACAACCCGTAGACCCAGCATTGCTGGGGGTTAGTTATGGTAATAAATATAGAAAAGGAGGCAAAACACATCGCCGTTCGCGCAAAACACATAAACGTCGTCGCGCACATCGTGGCGGATACACATATCGCAATCATTCTAAAAGGAGAAGTTTACTTACGCCGCGCAGAAAATCCAGAAAATCGTCTCTGTAAGTTGTGCATTTTTATTTCATGAAACATTCCATAAAATAAAAGAAACCTTTTTGAAAAGCATAAATTAATGGGAAATATAACTGCTTATGTTGTGTCTGTGTGGTCTATGTGGAATGATAACGAAAATATTATTAACGAAAACATTATATCATGGCAGGAAAATTCCAGAAGTCATGATGAAGCGTTTCGTTTGTTGAGACAAGTTTAATTGTGTATCTTTATAATACAAAATTACTGATTTCTCTAAGAACACTATTATATTCCATCGTGTGACAATCCTCTATAAATGGATTATTCATTTTCTCTCTAATAACTTAAAATAAAATTGATTTAATTGCCTTACCTATACCCACCTAATACATGACAAATGAACACGTATGCTGAAATTGAATATAAAAAGTGAATATAAAAGAAAAGGTATTATTCACGAAGATGGAACAATACCCATTAGCCCAACAGGATTTGACTATTGTATATATCCTTGGATAAAAGGATATAATGAAATGTATAATATATATAAAGCGGATATTGATAAACAGATAGAATTAAATGCAATGCATAAATCATGTGGTTGTTTGTGGTTTAATTGGTATAAAACAAAAATGTTGAAATAACGGCGAATAGTTGCTTTTTTTATTTCATCTGGTTTTTTGGTTTTCGGGGGGTTTTCGTGGGTTTTTTACATGTATAATATATATCATTCGTCATGAAAAAATGTCCACCAGGAGTACTCTGTATAGAAAACATCACTTTTTGGACGACACTGGCTATTTGTGTGATGTGTATTTTCTTTTACATTCATACACACACAGTTAAACAACAAGTGATTGTCAATGAAAAAATCACACTTGAAAATCAAGAGAAAAATGCATATGGAGGATACGGACAATGGGCTTGGCCAAGCTGGCCATATTTTAACACTGGAATAAAGGATGTATTGTTGAATCCTTATTCGCCTCCTTATGATGACGAACGTTATTTTATGCAAAGAGGCGGCATCATTCCCATCAATGTTGCGACGAATATAGGGGCAGTGGATACCAATTATCGTCAAATTGGTATTTTAACGCCTGTACAAGGAACCTCAAAAGATAACATTTTGCCTTGTATGGGACGCCCTCTATTTACCAATCGCGGCAAATGGCAATATTATGCCATCTCCAATCAACATAATAATGTGAAATTACCCATTATTTATAAAAACAAGAATGCCTTAAATGACAACGGAGTGGACCAACTGTACGAGGGCGATATTGTCCACGTACAGGGTTATAACGAATCATTTCGTTTAACGAAATATGAAAACGATACAATCAAATATTTGCCTTTATTTTAAGTTAATGGCTTGCGAGTTTAATGGCTTTTTGTGTTTCTCACCTTTCTGCAGTAAGAAGGCTTGGTAGAAGTTTTCTTGGTTCTCTTGCAACCAGATCTTTTGCTGCATCGCTTTGCTCCTCTGCATTTGGACGCTTTCAAATGCGAACGGTAGACTTTTCTCAACGTTGATGTGATCGACATTTTTATATTATATTCATAGAAAAAAAAATCCCTCATTCCTTTATTCTTTTCAAACCCCATCTCCGAACATTGCCCCCTATTTCCTTTATTTCCTTTATTTCCTTTATTTAGATTGTGTCAAATAATATACATGCGTTAAAACAAAACGTTCTATATCTTCTTTTTTACTTATATCTACATCCGACATTTCAATTTTATCAAACTCATACAGTTCAATCTGATGAAATGCTACATACTCAAATACAGGAACCAAATCAATATATTCATTTACTCGCAGTAGTGGCTCAAATGTATATTTTTTTGATAAATAGGAGATATAATTAAATAAAAGACGGGAAATCATTTGCAGTTTTTGTTCGCTTGCATGTTGTCGTTCGTGTGCAAGTACTGCCTTTTTATTGATCATTTGAAATATATCAAATAGACTTTGAATATAGTCCTCCATTTTTTCATAAATAGGTGCCATCATTTTGCTAAATACAGACATCTTATATAGTCCATTTACTTTTTCTTTTCATTTTTTTGTATTCAAAAATCAGAAAAATGTACGATGTTGAATAATATACAACATACTAAAATAACAAAAAATACCCAATAAAATTGAAAATAACCAAATAGGCAAAATGGTCTTATTTTTATATCCTATACCGAATGGACGCATACTTCCATCCGATTGAAAAAAACACTTGGGTTTTGTAAAATAAAGTGCCACGAATAAAATAAGAAATACAAATATTGCTGCTGTTGTTGGATGTTTTTGAAGATATCCATACATTATATTATTATGCTATATAATACA